CCCAGCCAAGACAATACGCTGGACTTTGTCGAGATTACCATCTTTTGACGCATCGACCAGAGTATCCTTTCTGTTTTCCATGTTTTTAAGATACTTGATAATATCAGACCTGTCGTTATCGGTTGTGTATTCGAGAGCAGTAAGACCCTTGGAATTCGTGATATTAACATCAGCACCGGCTTCATCTACCAGATAGCGGACACAATCCAAATGACCTGTGAACGCAGTGATCATAAGAGGAGTATCTCCATTATTCGTTATTGCGTTGACATTTGCACCTGCGTCGACCAGGTATTTACACATGTCCAATCGTCCTCTACTTGCTGCCCCCCATAAAGGTGTTCGTCCGTTGCTACATCTTTCGTCCACATTACACCCAGAATCAATCCTCTCTTTTACCAAATCGAGGTGTCCTCTCTTAGCAAGTTCAAATAAACTAAGGTCTAAATCGGGTTTCATCTCAACCTGCGTGTCGTAACCGAAAAGGGTGACGATATAGGTAGCAATCGTTTGGATAAATCCAGGGGTTTCTTCGTTGACAGACATAATGGCGATGGTTATTGTTATAACATTAAGTAATTTATAAATCAATTTTTATAGATTACTTCTTTACGATTCATATTATCCTATATTTTACGCTAACAATCGGGCTCTCTGTCTATCGTGGAACTCGTAGAAATTGAATCAATCACTTTTCCAAATGTTGATTCTCTCGGAAATCCTGGAAGCAAACTCCGTTGGATATTTATACATTTGTTAGAAAAATCTGAATCCATATCTGAGTATTCTTCTGGGTTCTCTTCTTTCATATCACAGAGGGTTTGGTGTGCTCTTCCCGTTACTACTTTAATTCCACGCAATAAATGGTCTTGAGAACCTTCTTTGTTCCACTCGTCATTTTCCTTGATATACAGGGTATTTCGTTTATTATCAGTACAATGAATGGGTCGTTTATTAACACCAAGTTCCTTCATATTCTCAATAAACATCTTGGAAATTCCCCCAACATAACCCAATTGTGCTTGGTTCTCTAGGTCTTCTGTTGTAACATTAATACTTTCAATGAAATCAGAGAAGTTGATAGCGTCCTTACAGTCCTCATTAAGGAAAACTTGGAGATTAAACTTATTAGTAGTATTATTATTGTTATTATTACCTATCTTCGGAATTATTTCTTGTATTGTATGCAGCAATTCCGTCGTTTCCTCTTTGTGTTCCTTTCTTTCCTCTTTATGTTCTTGATTCTGTGACGCCAATAAACTCATCAACTCTTTGTTTTGTGTAAGTAGCGCCAATATTAACGCCTCTTTTGACGACCCTTCAGTATTTTCTACAATATCGTTCGGCTTATCAATTATATTTAAGGATTTATTTACATCACAACACATGCGATGTCGTGATAATCCGGATAAATATTTGTATGTTTTCCCACAGTGACAATCAAAACTCGATATGTTTTTTGGTGCTTTGTTTTTATCATTTGATACCATCTTATGTTTATTCGTCATTAAATGACGAGTATAATCTCCTTTTTTACAGCATGTAAAGTCGCATTTTTCACATGTAAAATTTTTGATGTTTTTGATGTTTTTTGATGTTACCATTGTTATCTATATAATGGTAATAATAAAACTCCTAAATTTTAGCGCGAATAGTATCAAAAAAACCTTACGCAGTTAAACTTTCAAAGTTGAAATCACAATTAAAGCATAATGCTTTAAAGCCACTTTTCGTAAAAAACACTGTTATAGATGGAATAATTTTTTGAGATTTGGACATTTATTTTTGTCCATTTTGAGATTTCACAGAATAGAATCCAGACCTACTTTTTTCCCTATGCACACAAATATTATATTTTTGAATTAATTCAAAGCATAGTATTTTATTTTGGTTTCCCTGTAAAAATTTAATACTTTTACACCCTTGGTAACCATAATAACTATATCAAAAATAATATAGTTATTATATTCAATATATATGTGTGATTATGATGTTATTATAATTATAATATAATTATATTGAAAGTAAACATGGCGAGGGATCTCTCAGCAATACGTGAACACTCAATAGAAGATGGAACATCGAACATAGTATCAAATACAACAGCACCCAGTAGCAAAAAGAAGGTTAGTTTAGAACGAAAAAAGAAGATAAAAGAGATAGCAATGGATAAACGACAACGAGAAAGGATTAATGAAAATCGGAAACGAGAAAGACGGAGTTTAAATAGTAAGGCAAAAGCTTATGGCAAAAGCCTCTTTGACAAAAATAATTGGTCTCAGGCGGCAGCATTGAGAATGGATACTCATAATGACATTGCTGATTTAAATATGTTGGTCAAAGATTTAGATTCATGCCATAAATCAAAAATGGGGGCACTTGTTAGCCGCATTAAACAAATGGATAACACATCAAAAGGTGGACGTAAAACACGAAAGAATAAACGTGGTCGTCGTAGACAAAAGACACGTAAGATGCACAGATAGATGTTTATTCTAATACTCATTCCTTATCTTGTAGCCAGTTTACGACAAATTCCTCTGTTTCGATTCTCCGTTCATGTTCGAAGTAGTTAGTATATGATGAATCACCCTTATGTTGATACATTGGACGGGTATAATACGAAATTCCTCGATGGTTTTCGTCCAGTTCTGATAATTTATTATTTAATTCTTCATCATCATTACGATGACGAAGAATATGGTCATCTATTAACCTTTGTTGTTCTAAATTAATTACCGAATCGCCCATAAATATGGTTGTCTTATTTACCTTTTTCGAACAAAATACATATAGGAATCCTGGCTTCGGTCCACCGCCATTCCACACTGGATAGTATCCATTTGTCACAGATTTAGCTTCCATTGGTAGAACAAATGTGGGAGATACCTTAATATAGAAATCCGGTGCGCAATTTGTTCCGAATGGTTGCTCCATAAAAGTCCCAACGGGCATGACAGTAGATAACTCGGGATGTGCAATCCAGTCTCTCATTTGGGTATCCCTACGAAATTTACACTTGGACTCCGTGTTCATATTTATAAAGGGATTCCAACTAGAATATCCGTGTTCACATAATTTATCAGTTATAGCCAGCTCATGTGCTGAAAACGTTATACCCGATGCCGATGCTGCATTCTTATAGTACGGCATCGCCATAATATTTTTTACAACGGTGGTAATGGGCGATATGATCATGCATATGTGTGAGTTTGTTATATACATTATTAAACTGATTTAACAATTAAACTGGTTTAACATCAATTTCAATTTTTTTTATACCGGACGCGCTTGGCAATGTCAAAATCGTAAGTGGGATTGACATTGCCGTTTTTTGGTGCACTGTTAATGGTAAGACAGCAGCGTGTATTTGACATCGATTCTTTTCTGGTAATCATCATATATATATATATATAATATATAATATAAATGTCACGCATTTCACTGGTCGGTATATCCAATACGCCCACAAAACAAATACAGGCTCGTAATAAAAACCCCATCACATTAAATGATATTGCTTATTTAGACCTACACACCGAGTCGCCTACTAATGGGGCAGCGGCAGTCACAGGACAATTAAATATTAGTAAGGCAAATAATCAAGGCAATAACAGTAAACGCGAAGAGTTAATCGAATTTATATTTAGAATGAAAGACAATAATCAGTTTTTAAAACACCCCAGATGGTTACATTGGTATGAAGAATGTAACAAAATCAAGGCACTGCTTCAGTCGATGTATAAATCGGAAACGGGCGAAACAGATGATGGGACTTTTCATATTCGCCAAAGAGGGGGGAGTAATTTTTCATATGACTTTGCTGTCCGTATAACGAATGCCAATAAGACAAAGCGCACATTTATTCCACTCGAATATAAACATCAGTCGTCATTGGGTGTTCTACCTCAGTTTTATCAAGTAGGAAATGTATCAAAGCCGTTCTTTGATGTTCCATATCATGAGTATTATTACATAAATGGACTACCAAAAGTGAATAAGATCATTGGTGTAGATATCAAATTGGATTCAAGCGATAAAGACATTTATGCCAAAATCATAGGGAAAAGCGTTTGGTCAAAAAAAGATTGGGACAAAATGAGAAGCGAAGGGCTTTCTGCGTGTGCGCCAATAAACGAACAACTTAAAATTCTCCGAGAAAATTACGACGAGAAGGGCGAAAATTATAAGAAACGTCAAAAGATTGTAACCCAGACCATAATAGATTATTTGAAAGAAATGGAACAAAATGGCGGCATCACACTAGATTTAATTAACCAAGTAGAAGAATCTATTTTTGTCAAACAAAAGCCAATGGACCATAATAATATACCAAAGGATAAAGTGTACTTATTATGCGAGTATACAGGTGGTGATCTACACTGGAAAATCGATAAATACGCATCTGGTGATTTCGTTCTTGTCAAGGAACCATCAAGAGTTGTCATCGAAAAGGAACGATTATTATTCCCAACTGTATCAGGTCAATATATTTCATTAAGACTTAGATGGCAAAATGTATCAGGTCTATGTAATCCATCGTGGCAATTTGATGTTAAAACTGACTTCAAAAGGACTAAGAATAAAACAGTTAAAAACACCACAGTTGCTAGAAAAAACACCACAGTTGCTAGAAAAAACACCACAGTTGCTAAAAAAAACACCATAGTTGCTAAAAAAAACACCACAGTTGCTAAACACCCTACCAATTCCACTTTCGCAAGATGCCCAAAAGGGACAAGAAGGAATCATAATACAGGAAAATGCGAGCCCAATAAAGTGAGCCTAATAAATGGGTAGGATGTATTTCATTTCGGTTGTATTTATAGCACTATTACCGAAATATAACGCAATAAACTGTTTTGTCCTTTCATCCTCGAATGAACGAGTGACCCTCTCGTATATAACTCTTAATTCATCATTACTCTTCTCACTTCCGGGACGGATACAGATAAGATGATTTTCAACCAGGTAATCATAGTTTACATCGATCAAACTGTAACTGAATGCGTATTTACCAACTCCGTATCCCCGGTTGATTACCATTATTAATTCACGACTACCATCTTGTTTGATATAATTCTTCTTTGCCTCGTTCTTATACTTCGTCAATACCAGCTTATTATCCTTAATGTCGCTGCTGTAAATGAGTCGCGTTTTAGTATCATCACTCGTTAAATCTGGTTTCTTTTGATTCCATACAACCGTTCCAACATTCACATTCATACCTAGACTGCTCAGAGTAGTAGAATCCTTGTACAGCTCACGCAGTGCTTTATTCTTTTCTTTTGTATTGAAGATGGTGTAATCCAGATGATTATAGACATAATCGACGTTATTGAAAATTTTCTGCTTTTTCACAGTAAACAACATCGTTTCCTGACCGGTGTCCAAGTATTTATCATCAGCACAGTTAGTGATATCCAGAATTTTGTAATTGTTGGTTATGTGTTTCCGAAGTTTATCATAATATAGACAATTGGTGAAACTGACGGGTAGAACAAACCCCATTATCCCCCCATCGCTCAACAGCGATAGTGATTTTACAATGAACGCGACGAATATATTGGGTCTCCCATCATAGAAATCATCGTATTCTGTTGGCATCTCGTCCTTCTTCAACACAAAATACGGAGGGTTTCCTATAATAAGGTCATAAGTCTTGTCTGTCGTCCATTCGAGAAAGTCAGCATTAATGAGTGTGGTATTCTTATATTCGTTGTCTTTTATAGACCCATAAATGGTGGCATCCAATTCAATTGCCGTTATTTTGTTTACGCCGTTGTCTAATACGTTCAAATATTCACCTGAACCACACGATGGCTCTAGAATGGTTTTGATCTTCTTCAAATGTGGTTTAAGAAGATTCATGTGTTTCTCTACAATGCTAGGCGGAGTAAAATATATCCCTTTTTTCTTCTTAACATCACTCGCGATTTGCTTGGTAAGTTCCTTTGATTTTTTCGAGTATTCAGTCATATATTTGGCAGTGATTTTTATAATACATAATGAATTGTATATTCTAAATCAATT